ACTATACAATCTTCAGGTTTTCCAAATTTATTTGAAAAGTTTTTAATCATTTTACTTTCTGATTTCTGAGTGTTGGTATATCTATTAAATTTTAGTTTTCTAAATACTTCTTCTTTGTAATGATTAAATAATAATCTATTTACTTCATTTTTCTTTTTACAATATTTAATAAAATTATTAAAATCACAAGTTTTAGAATTAAATTTAGATAATTCTGTTTCAATTTCTTTAACTGTTTTATTGTTTATTTTTTTATCCTTATTTATTTTGTCTTGTAATTTATTATATTTTTTATTTCTGGTTTCTAATCTTCTTTGATTTTGTGTATATCTAAATGTAATAATTTCCTCTTTGTTTTCTAATTTTAATTTATTATTTTCATCCACAATAATTTTAGGTTTAATTTCTTTAGAAACACAGTATATAATATCTGTGAGTCCAGGATCAATTGTGATTATTTTTTTATTTTTAATTTCATCAGTTATTTTAATATCTTCAATATAAACATCTCTTTTTTCTAACTTTACTTTTAATTCTCTTTGCATCTTTTTAGTTATTTCAACTGGTTTTCCATCCTTTAATTTTACTAATAATACAGAACATCCTACACCATCTGTTTTTATCATATAATTAAATTCGTAACCTTTCCTTTTGAATTCTTTTTGATTTATTTTAAAATTTTTATCCCATAATTCTTTTCTGTAATATTCTAAATTATCAAAATATTTCTTAAATTCACTTGTTATTGTTAAATTTACAATTTGAGCACTATCAATTGTTATATAATTAGGTTTAATACTTGTTCTTTGTGGTATAATTTGAAATAATTTAAATTGGTCTTTTTCTTCTTTTATTCTTTGTTGATTTATTTTTTCAAGTTCTTTATTCATATAAAATAATGATTTAATATAATCTAATGGATTTACACATAAATCATAATCAACTGAATTTTTTACGAATTTATTTTTTCTTAAAATAAATGGTTTATGTTTTTTTATCCAGTTATGAAACATTTCATCAGATTCAAATTCATCATCAGTTCTTAATAAATCTTTCTTAACTTTTCTTAAATCACAATAAATACTATTTTTAATTTCTTTAGTAGTATCTGTATCAAATCCTAAATTATTTATGTCTTGAATTAAAAATTTCACTTCAAATGATTGATTAACAAATTTATTAACATAATCTTGAAAATGTTCTGTTATATTATTTTTAATGTTTTTAACAATATCAATAGCTTCATAAGCTAAAACAAAACTTAATTTATCAATATTTATTATGTCATCATCTGTGATACATTGTTTATAATATTTATTATAAAAATCTTCTAAATTTTTAATTACTTTTAATGTATCATCAGATGGTTTTTTTCCTCTTCCATCTTCTTTTTTTGTAATTACTGAAAAAATAGTTAAAATAAATTGTTTATCAATAGTAGGAAATTCCAAATCGTTGTCAAATAAATATATTAAATATAAATTAAGAAATTGTGATCCTTGAATAATAATTTTATTAACCTTATAAACTAAATCATTAATTTCATCATATATTTCATATGATTTAATGATATTAGAAAGTGGTGTTTTATTGACAATCATAAATTCAAATTTTTCATCATCTTCATTTTTAATTTTAACTTTAGGTTTTTCTAAAAATTTCATATATGTATGTTGTATATTAAGAAAATAAAATTTTAAATTAAATTAATATTTGAAATAAATAAAATTTATTTTTTATATATTTTTAGAAATTAAATAAATTTATATAAAAATTTTAAATTGAAATTATATAAAAATAATTTATATAAATATTGATATAAATAATGGAATATAAATATGTATGTGAAAAATGTGATTATAGATGTAATTTTGAATCTCAATGGATAAAACATTGTGAAACTGAATTGCACAAAACAGGAAAAAGAAAAAAAAGAACAGATTATAGAGAAATAGAAAAATGTAAAAAATGTGATTATATAACAAAAAATCATACAACAATGAAAAAACATTATCTAAATGAACATGCGAATAAAGAAGAACGAGAAAAAGAATTTAAATTTTATTGTAAATTATGTGATTTTGGAACATTTTCAAAAGATACAATGGACATACACAATAATACAGAAAAACACAAGAAATATATTATTAGAACTATAAAAATTGACATTTAAAATCGGCATTTTAAATGTCAAAAGGTGTAATATTTAATTATGATAATTAAAATTATTAAGACATTCTAAAACATTGCTTTGGGTTATAATCAAAGTCAGGAATACAAATATTATACACAAGTTCATTAAATATATTTATACCATCACAATAATTATTATCAATAACTATTTTTTCAAAAAAATAACTGGTTCTAATCCTTCCAAAAAATCTCTTCAGATTTAATACAATATCTGATATAATAAAACATGTTTTGTTATTTGTTAAATGTAATTCTGTAAATATATTTTCTTTTGTAATTATAATTTCATCAGTATCAACATTTTCTTGTAAAATTGTTTTTGATACAAAATCATTAGATTTTGATATTATTAATATTGCTATTTTTTTACCATGGCTATTAATTTTATCAATTTTATTTAATTTTATTTTCATTATTATTTTCATTGTTAATATTATTTTCATTTACAATAATGTTTTCTTCACCCACAATAATATTTTTATTAAAATATTTATAAATTTTTTCTTTTATTATATTTTTTTCATCATCATTAAATTTATTTATTTTATCAAAAAAATCTTCTAAAAATATATCCATTTTTATAATTTTTAATTAATCATATTTATTTTAATATTATTTCAATTTTTATATTATTACTTAAAAAAGTTGAAATAATATTAAAAATAATTTCTAAATAACAAAATTAAAAATGGGAAATTTTATTGATAATCCCGATAATCCAATTGTATATATTTATATATATAAATCTTATGATGGTGAAACAGAACATAAATATAAAAAATATATCAATTGTTTTGATGTATTTAAATATGGTGAACATAGATTAAAACATAGAAGGTATCCTGAATATAGAGGACATAAAAGAAATAAAATTATTAATGATATAAAAAATTACAATAAATATATTGAATGGAAAAAAAAAAATTACCAAACAATAAATATTAAATGCCCAATATGTAAAATAAATAACAATTTTATAAGTATAAATTTTAATTTGCATCTAAGCAAAGAAAAAACAATATGTGTTTGTTGTATGGATATTAAAAATAATATATTATTTACAAAATGTACTCATTCATGTTTATGCTTAGAATGTTGTAAATATATAAGTGATTCAATAATAATAAAAAATTAATTAAATATAATTTTTTATTATTTTTTTATAAAAAATTGATATTAACATATAATATAAAAAATACTATATAATAAAATACTATAAAATGAATAAAATATTGATTCAAGTTATTTCGGACATACATTTGGAATTTTATAATTCTTATCCGAAAATAAAACCTTTAGCTAAATATTTATTTTTAGCTGGAGATATTGGTACAATATCAAATGATTTCGATACAAAAGTAAAAGATTTTTTATCATATTGTTCTTCCAATTGGGTAAAAACTTTTTATGTTCTTGGAAATCATGAATTTTATCAAAAAAAAGAATTTGCCCATCAAAAAACTAGTTTAGAAGAATTAGAATTAAAATATGAAAAAATTTGTTCAGAACTTCCTAATGTGTATTTACTAAATGATACATATGGAGAATTAGAATTAGGATTAAATGTTTATGGTACTACATTATGGACAGGTAATTATGGAAATAAAGATAATATTTATGATATATTAAATGATTATAATATGATAGCAATTAAATCAAAAACAAATTCTTTTAATATTCCACTAAATCAAAAATATATTAATACCAAATCACAAAATCAATTAACCCAATTAGCTAATTATCTTGACACAAGTAAAACAAAATCCATTATTATGACTCATTTTCCACCAATAAGGTCAAATACATCAAATCCCAAATATAAATCACAACCAGAATATATAGCAAATTATTTTTCATGGAATAATATTCCAAATAAATTAGATTGTTTAAATGTGGTTGGATGGATAAGTGGACATACCCATTGGTCTTATGACATAACATTAGACAACATAAGATTTATATCAAATCAAATGGGATATAAAGAAGAATGTTTAGAAGGTGAAACAAATTTTGAACCATCAAAAGTTTATGAAATAATTTTTTAAATATCAATATTAAATAATTCAAAATCTGAATCTTTTGTATCACCATCATATTTTTTAGCAAATCCTTTTTTAATCATCAAATCATTTAGGCAAATTTCACCTGAATTTTCATCTAAATTTGAATTTTTATTTGATGTGACTTCATTAGTATATAATTTAACTAAAGGTCTTCCATATTTATCATTTGATAAAAAAGATACCTTAATAATTTTATTTAAAATTAGTTCAGATAAAAAATCTCTTGCTTCTTTGGCTTTAGCTATATGTTCATCTCTGTTAGGTAAATTTTTTTTTGGTTTTAATTCTGGTGTATCTATACCATATAATCTTACTCTAATTTTATTTAAAATAATTTTTTCATTAGGATTTGTATTTGAATAGAGATCGATTGTATTTGCAGAACCCATATTGTAAATAGATAATTTAGTTGGTACCAATATTGTGATAGTATCACCATCATAAACAGATTCAACATAAAATTTACCTTTTACATTATCAAGATCAAATTTATTGTATATTTCAGTATTAAGTGAAATATATTTTTCTTTCTTTTTAAATAAATTAAAACAACAAAGCATAATATATATATAAATCAATTATACATATTATGAAAACAAATCAATTTTTTATAAAAAATTAATATTCTGGTTTAATGGGTTTGTTTTTAATAGAATATTTATCAATAAGTTTATTAATGTCATTATTTAATAATTTATCAATTGAAGGATAATTAAGTATATTAATTTTAAACCAAATTTTTATGATAACACAATATGTTTCAGCTGTATTATCAAGTTTTTTTGAACTAAATGAAATACCATTTACAGTATTCCAAGTTGATGGATTAAATTTGAGTAAAGTATTATTACCCATATGTAAAACAAGATTTTTAAAAATTTTGCATCCATCTGTTAAAGAATCTATTTTAATTGAACAAATAGAACCATTTCTATTTTCTTTATCTTCCCACATTGGTGAAATTTCATTTTTCATAATAAAAATATCAAAATCAGTATAATTACATTCTCCTTTTGTGGTTAATACGGTATTAAAAAATGTAGCCATATTTCCCCAAGTTTTTAAACAAGTCATATTGTAATAACTATTATAATCCCAAGATTTATCATCATTATGATGTGCTAAAACTTTATAATAATTATCCATTTTAATCTCTTCTAAATTATCTTCAATTGTTTTATATTTACATTCAACAACTATTTTAATATCTTTTTTTTTATTAATAACTTTAATAAAATCATTATCATTATTTTGTGTATTATTAAAAGTATTATTATTTGAAGTATTATTATTTAAAGTATTATTATTATTAAAATTTTGTTTATTTTGTTTATTTAGAATTACTTTTCTACCATAAAATTGATTCATAATTTCTTCTTCAAATTTATTTGTGTTAACATTATCATTTTTTTTTCCATTGTTATTTTGGTTATTATTTTTATGGTTATTATGATTATTATGTTTAACTGTTGATTTATTTATTTTTTCCGAATTATTAATAATTTTATGTTCATTATCACTGTTATCGCTATCTTCATTTAATATAGCAAATACATTAGATTTTTTACCTGACATAATATATATAATTATATAATATATATATTCTTTTAATCAATTTTTTTTATAAATAAAAAACTACTAAAAATGAAATTAATTGAATATTATCATTATTACAGTATGAAAGATTTTCATTAATAATACTGAGATTTTTTATTATTTTAACACATCGTTCTAAATCGTATTTTATAATTTCAATATTATTATTTATAATTTTATCAATAAAATAATCATAAACACAATTTATTAACTCTGATAATGAAATTGAATTATCTTGTAAGATTTTTATAATGATTTCATGAGAATATTTTAATGGATGTTCTTGAATTATTTTCAATACCATTTTAATATTTTCATCTGTTGGACAAGATAATATTTTAGCAACTATATTTTCATTAATAATTATAAATTCATCTTTATTATTTTTAAGATTTATACCATCAACATACATATTAATTGATTGCAATATATTTAATAATTTTCTCATATCACCATTAGTTCTTTTTATAATTAATTTTATTGAATCTTTATTCATTTTAATATTTTCATTGTCACATATTTTTAAAATAAATTTTTCTAAATATTTGTCGGGAATAGGACTAAATCTAAAAATAATACATCTAGATTGAATGGCTGGATTAATTTTTTTTAAATAATTACAAATAAAACAAAATCTAACATTATTAACATATTTTTCAACAACTTTTCTTAATATTGCTTGAGCATCATCTGTCATAGCATCAATTTCATCTAAAATTATTAATTTAAATGGAGGTGTAGATTCATTTTCAGCTAATCCATATGTTGTTACAAATTGTTTAATTCTATTTCTTACAGTTTCTATTCCTCTTTCTTCGCTCGCATTTAAAATTAAAACCATATTATGAAAATCTTCACCATAATAATGTTTTGCTATCGCGACAATACTTGAAGTTTTACCTGTTCCAGGGGGTCCATAAAATAATAAATGTGGTAGTTTTTTTAATTCCATATAATTCACAATAGCTTTAGTTATTTTTTCATGATAAATTATATTATTTATTGAACCGGGTTTATATTTTTCAGACCAAGGTAATAATTTTGTATTAGTATTGGTAAACTTATCATCAATTTTATCTTTATGTGTTGTAATCATATTATAGTTAAATTATATATATAGTATAAAAATCAAATTTTTAAATTAAACAAAATATTATATAAAACATTATAAAAAATATAGAATAATTAAGAGGTTTTTGTGTATATTATAATAGACAAAAAAAATGAATTTTAATTAAAATAATATAAAGAATATTAGATTATATATATATAATGCTCAACGCACATAGATATAATGAAAAAACCGCATCAATTTCAAGAATAGATTTTACGATACTTGGTAATAAAGAAATAAAGAATATTTCAGCATTAGGTAAAAATACACCAGGTTTACTAAAATATGAATTTTATGATAATGCGGAACCTCAAAAAGGTGGTTTAATAGACCAAAGAATGGGTGTAACATCAAATGAATTAGAATGTAGAACATGTGGTTTAGACTCAAATTTTTGTCCAGGTCATTCAGGACACATCACATTAGCTCAACCTGTATTTAATTTGGGATATTTTGATCATGTAATTTCAGTTTTGAAATGTGTGTGCATAAAATGTTCTAAAATATTAGTTTATAAAAATGAGGAGGAAATAATAGAATTATTAAAATCAAAAAAAGGAAAAAATCGTTTAAATGAAATTAAAAATTTAGTTAAATCTGTAAATTATTGTCAAAAAGCTAATTATGGATGTGGTGAACCAGTTCCAAAAATTAAAGCCGAAAAGAAAAAATCAACAATAGAAATAAATATTGTGGCTGAATATGCTCCACCAAATCAATCTCAAACTGATGATGGTCAAGAAAAAAAACCAATAAAAGAAATTTTAACCCCAATGATAGTTTATAATATTTTAAAAAATATTTCTGATAGAGATTGTTTAATATTAGGTATAGATCCAACGAAATCAAGACCAGAAGATATGATTCATACAGAATTCTTTGTACCACCAAATCCTGTTAGACCAAGTGTGAGAGCAGATTTTATGGCATCAGGACCAAGAGAAGATCATTTAACTATTAAATTAGCAGATATTTTAAAAGCAAATCAAAGATTAGCAAAACATATGGAATCTGATGATAAAAATTTAATTGAATATTTTCAAGATCATGTGGCATATCTTCAATATCACGTGGCAACATATTATGATAATGAATCACTTAAATTACCTCAATCAGAACAAAAAGGTGTAATGACTAAATCTCTTGCTTCTAGATTGAAAGGTAAAGAAGGACGTATTAGAAATAACTTGATGGGTAAAAGGACTGATTTCAGTGGACGTACAGTCATTACTCCAGACCCAACCCTTTCAATTAATCAATTAGGTGTTCCAATAGGAATAGCAAGAAATATTACATTTCCAGAAATAGTAACACCATATAATATTGATTGGTTATCAAAATTAGTTCGTAATGGCAGAGATAATTATCCGGGAGCTAATTTTGTTATCCCAACATCAACGGGAAATTCAGATGAAAAACGTCAAATAGATTTAAGATTTAGAAAAGAAAAGATAGATTTAAGATACGGTGATGTTGTGGAAAGACATACTATTGATGGAGATATCTTTTTACTAAATCGTCAACCAACCCTACACAAATTATCTATGATGGGTCATAGATGTAAAGTTATTGATAATCCAAATTACTGTACATTTAGAATTAATCCAAATGTGACAGTTCCTTAAATATTATAGGGAACAAAAGTACAAATAAAAGTTTGTGCTAGTCTTATTAATATGTTAATTAAAACATATTAAATTAAGGCGAGATAGTGATATGCGGGAAACTCTTAAAGTTTTAGATACTAAGTTAAACAAATTATAAAGTTTAATGGCTTTGGTGAAAAATCAAAGGTATAGTAAAAAATCTAAAAATATATAAAGTATTTAAAAATAAATCAATATAATAAAATATCATTATGGAAGAAAATTATAATACAGGTGTCATTTATTGTGTAGAAAATTTAATAACACATAAAAAATATATTGGTCAAGCTTTATCTTATAAAACAGTTAAAGGAAAAAAAAATTAAGCACGGCTTAAATGGAAGATTAAAAAATCATTTTAGCGATGCTTTAAATGGAAAAATGTGTTGTCCTAAATTTTATAATTCAATTGTAAAATATGGAAAAGAAAATTTTAAAGCAACTATTATTGAAATATGTAATTTAGTTGAATTAAATAATAAGGAAACACATTATATTACTAAATATAATACTGTTGAAGATGGTTATAATGTTCTTTATAGTAATGGAATAAATGTTAAAAAATATGAAGATAAAACGGATATGATAACAAGAATTTCAAATACTATGAAAAATAAATGGTCAAATGATATAGAATATATCAATAAAACCAAAGCAAATAACCTAAAGGTTGTTTGTAATAGAGCTTTATCAGGTAAAACAAGAAAGACAAATGTTGAATTACCACATAATATTTATAAATCAGAAAATGGTTATGATATAAGAATTATGAGAAATGGTATATATAAGATAACATCTGTTGAAAATATTTTATTATCAGATGAAGAATTATTAAAAAAAGCAATAGAAAAAAGAGACAATTTAATGACACAATTAAATAATAATACTGTAGTTAATTTTGAAAAAAAATTAGATCACAATGGAAATGATTTATCAGTTGGTATTTACAGAAGAAAAGCAAGAAATCAAGATGCATATGCTGTTCAATTAATAATTAATAAAAAATGTGTATCAAGATGTGTTTCTAATTCTAAACTTTCAATGGATGATAAATTAAAAAAGGCAATTGATTTATTAAATAAAATTAAAATACTTTATAAAATAGAAAATCCGCAGGTTTAATTTTAAACCTCAGAGACTACGTTACTATCGGCTTTCATTATATTAATGATTGGCTTAAGGTATAGTCCACTCCCACTGGAAACAGTGCTTCCAAGTAGTATTGGATAGAGATTATGATTATGGAAAGAAATATCCATATGAATCTGGTATAGCAGGTATAATGCTGATAAAAATCACTGTTAGCAAAAGCAGACTTTGTTTTATCTGCTAGTTTGACTAAATAAATTAGTTGAGCGAGACAATGATATGCGGGAAACCCTTAAAGCTCTTAATACCAAATTTGTTAAAGTAATTTATCAAATGGCCTAATATAAAATATTAGGGTATGGTAAAAATTTAAGAAATTATAATTATAAAAAATAATTATAGTAAAAATAGGCAATCCGCAGGTTTTGTTTCTTTGATTTTATTGTTTATTATAAAATAAAGAACTTGACCTCAGAGACTACGTTGTTGTCGGTTAGTTTTGAATGTTTTTAAAATATGTTTAAAATTAGCTTAAGGTATAGTCCACTCCCACTGGAAACAGTGCTTTTAAGTAGTATTGAAAGGAATAATGATTATGAGACAAAATACTCATATGAATTCGGTATTAAGGTTTGATGGCGATGAGATTAAAACATTGGTCTCAGTCATACCAAAAGTATGGCTAGTCTTATTAAAAAATTTAATAAGGCAACATTCTTAAATTGCGGGAAAATCATTTATAATAAAAATACCAAGTTTAAAATTTAAAATTTAAAATTTTAAATGGCTAATGTTAATTTCATTAGGTACGGTAAAAATTTTTTATTTTGTGACAATCCGCAGCCAAGATTCTTAATTTTAATTATAAGGTGATTTTTAAATCCTAAATATAAGGTAAGAATAAGGTTCAACGACTAAATAGGAATGGGCTTGACAAATTAATTTGTTAGGCTTAAGATATAGTCTAGTCCCACGAGTAATCGTGCTTACAAGTAGTATTGTGAGGGATAATGATTTGGGGAAAAAATAACCCAATGAATCTGGTATAAACGGAACGTTTTTTGTCCTCAAAGTATAGAGGCACAAATAGAATTAGAGGAAATAGCTGATTTAAAATTACAAATAATTACTCCTCAATCATCGGCTCCAATTATTGCTATTCAGCAAGATCAATTATTAGGAACTTGGAATTTATCCCAAGAATACTATAAAATTGATTGGAGAACCACGATGAATTTATTGTCAGGATTAGAACTTGACAAATTTACAAATATTCCTAAAAATAAAGAATATATGGGTAAAGAAATATATTCTTATTTAATTCCTTCAAGAATTAATCTTCTTAGAGGAGATCCTTCAAATCCTAAATTACTTGTGAGAAATGGTGTTTTAGAGGCAGGATTATTAGGTGAAGAAGCTTTAGGAGTTAAAAAGAAAAATAGTTTAGTTCAATTGGTGTGGGATGAATATGGTGTAGATACAACACAAAAATTCATAGATAATTCAACTAGATTAGCAACAGATTTTAATTTATATCACGGTATGACTATGGGTATTGGTGACTTGTATATTCCAGATTCTTTATATCATCAATTAATTCAAACATACAATACAAAAAAATTAGAAATTCAACACGAAATAACAGAATTAGAAAATAATCCAGATATGATGAGTGAGGAACTATTTGAAACATCTACCAATTCTAAATTAGCAGTTATTCGTGATGACGCTTATAAAGTAATTTCTGCCAACACAACAAAAAAAAATAATTTTATGACAATGATGGAATCTGGAGCTAAAGGTAAATCAATAAATTTGGCTCAGATGGTTGGTTGTGTAGGTCAACAAGATTACCACGGTGGAAGAATGATGAAAAATTACAATGATAGAACTTTACCTTATTTTTTCAAAAATGATGATAGAGCAGAATCAAGAGGTTTTATTGAAAGACCATTTATGAGAGGTTTAAATTTACCGGATTTTATTTTTCATCATTTATCTGCTAGAGAAGGTTTGATTGATACAACTGTACGTTCAGTTACTCCTGATACTAAAATTGTTATAATTGAAAATTCTAAACCAAAAGTAGTTGAAATTGGTAGTTGGATTGATTCACAATTAGACCCAGTCAATATAACCAATCCAGAGATGATTGAGCGAGATAGAAATAATTTTGAACTCCTTAAGGTTAAACAAATTCAAATTCCAACTGTTGATGAATTAGGTAATGTTACTTGGGGAGAAGTTACTGCAATAACAAGACATGACCCTGGGCAACAATTATATGAAATTGTAACAAAATCAGGTAGAAAAGTTATTGTTCCAGAATCTAAATCATTATTAATTTGGAATGAACAAATTAATAAATTTGAGGATAAATTAACTCCTGAAGTAGTTTTAGGAGATAAAGTTCCTGTAACATTAAATTTAAGTGCACCAACAGAAATTATAGAAAAAATTATAATTGAACAAGAATCAATTAAATTAAATTATGATTTTGGATTTAGTTTTGCAAGATATTTAGATGGAAGTTATGGATATTATGATCATAATAAAATGTTTGATAATTTAATACTATCCAATAAATTAAATGATATAATATGTTGTCCAGATGAATGTGTAATGGGAATACGTGATTTTTATCATAATGCTAAAATAAATATAAATGACCGATTATCTTTAGATATTAAATGTTTGTTAAATATTTTATTAAATAGATTTGGAGAATTCATTGATTTATCAACAAATAAAATATATGATAAAACACAAATTAATTTTTCAAATGACATTATGTTAGATGAAATAATTGAAATTAATCCTATTGAAGTATCCAAATATAAAAAATTATATGATTTAACAATTCCTTCTACTTTAAATTTTATTATATTTAATGGAATGGGTGTAAAAGATACTGCTGAATCAGGATATGTTCAACGTAAACTCATTAAAGCAACAGAAGATATGATGGTAAATTATGATGGAACAGTTCGTAATGCTGTTGGAAGAATTTTACAATTTCAATATGGAGATTCAGGTGCTGATACAGTAAAACAATATGAATATAACTTTAAATTGATGGAAATGGGAAATGAAGAAATTGGAACTAAATTTGGTATGACAAAAGAAGAATTAGGAAAAGTTAAAGGATGGTCTGAATCAGATAATAAGAATTTTGTTAAACGAATAATGGAAATTCGTGATAAATTAAGACAAACTCAAACAAAAACAACTTTAAATTATTTGACTTTGACCACAACATATTTCCTCCCAGTAAATTTAAATCGTATCTTAGATAATTATAGAAATGATGAGAAATTAAAAGGAACAGTTTGTATGGAACCTAAATATATACTAGATATGATTTCGGATATTTTAGAACCTGATAATACGAGATTATATGCAATGACTCAAGATGATATGAAAAATAAAAATTCCGTAAAATATCGTGATGATCAAATTGCCAAAACTGCATTTGGATATGCTATGATGGATATATTCGCCCCACGTAAATGTATATTTCAATATAAATTATCTAAAACTCAATTAGATGAAATTAAAAAAGAAATAATTAGAAGTTTTAATAAAAGTATTGTTGAACCAGGAGAAATGGTTGGAATTATTGCAGCTCAATCTTTAGGAGAACCAGTAACTCAACTTATGTTAAAGTCTTTCCATTCATCAGGTATTGGTGGTAAAGGTGGTACAGATATTGGTGTAGACACAATTAAAGAAGTATTTTCCTTGTCTAAAAATCCCAAAGCTCCATTAATGGAAATATATTTTGAAAAAGAATATAGAACTAAAAAAGATTATGCTAATAAAATTGCTTCTTATATTAAATTTACTACAATAAAAGATTTGAGAAATAAAATAGAAATATTTTATGAACCAAGTCCTGATGATTTTGATGGATTTATAACAAAAGATAATGTAGGAGAACCATTTTATACATTTCAAGCAAATAAACAATGTTGTGCTAGTTCAATTGATGGATTACCCTGGCTAATGCGCATTGAATTTGATAAAGAAAAATTAATTTCAAAAGAAGTAACATTATTAGACATCAAATCCCAATTTTGTTTTGCTTGGGAAAAACGTTATTCAGATATTAAAGGTATGAAAAGGGAGAAAAAACAATTAATTGATAAAATAACCCAAATAGCTGTTCAATCAAATACAGATAATGATGAAATACCAGTTATTCATATAAGATTTGATATGACAAATTTTACCCAAACAACATTAATAGATTTTATGGATATATTTGTAGATGAATTTAAATTAAAAGGTATGCCTGGAATTGAAGATGTAAATTCTGGTAAGGCATTTGAAGAAAGAATTTTATCTTTTGATAATCCAGATAAATCAATGGATAAAAATTCAGAATATGTTATTTATACCAAAGGTATAAATATGGAAGCAATAAAAAATATTGTTGGGGTTGATTTAAATAGAACATATTGTAATGATATTTTAACTATTTATGAAAATTATGGTATAGAAGCTGCAAGAAATTACATAATTAGAAGAATTATTACAGTGTTAACATCAAATGGTTCAGGTACAAATTATCAACATATTCAAATTTTTGGAGATTTAATGACTCAAGTTGGAACACTTACTTCAATTGATAGACATGGTTTAAATAAATTAGATAATGATCCTTTATCAAGAGCATCATTTGAAAAAACAGTAGATCAATTAATAACAGCTGCTGTATTTAATGAAGTTGATTATATGAAATCAGTTAGTTCCAGAATTATGGCAGGTCTTTGTATTAAGGGTGGTACTGGCTTATGTAATCTTATATTAGATAAAGAATTATTAGAAAATTCAGAATATACAACTGATATAGGTCAATTATACAATAAAACTTATAAAGATATTACATCTACATTACAAACCCAAGAAGTTGATGAAGATGTATTTATTCCAGATATGTAAATTTTTTTATTAATATTTTTAAAAATTTTTTTATATTATTTAATTAATAGATAAATGCAAGATTATGAAATAATAATTCAAAAAGAAAATTTATTGTTATTACAAAAAAACAATAAAATTAAATTGGAAATAAAGTCAAAAGTTAAATCAAATTGCAATGTAATTGATGATATAAAATCAAATCTTTTTTATAAAATACTTTATAAATTAAATGAAGATTTAATTGATAAAATAAAAATTATAAATAAAGTAGATAATTTAGATAACATTGATTCTCAAGATATAACAATTTTTCTTAAAAGTTTATATAATAATGGAGATAGTGATAGTGATGATAATGATAAAAAATATTACATTACATTTGATTCTAAAATAATTTATGATAACAATAATATAAATTATATTTGTATAAATGGTGAAAAGAACCTAAATCAAATTGAAAAATCAGATTATAAAAAAATTAATGTAGAAAATATATTTATAAAAATTAATGTAGAAAATGATATTTTAACTTTAAAAATGAAAATAATAACTAGTCAAAATACTATGCCAATTTATGTAATAACATTATTTGGTAAAATAATTACTAAAATGTTTAATAGATTATTAAAATATTATAATTAATTATTCAATATCAAATTCAGTTATATTTAACAAATATTTTCCCATTATTTCAGATTTAGAAAATTCTGAACCTAATTTAGAAGTAATTGTTAAAATAGGAATAAATGATAATAGCCAATAATTTATGTTAGAGTTAACGGAACGATTATATTTTTTTAAAATATTTAAAAATGTTAAAATATTATTAATAATTATAATTGTTTTTGGTTCATTAAAAAATAAATTTTGATTATGTAAGTTTATTATTTCTTCGATACATAATTCTATATTATTGGTATTTTCAAATATATATTTACAATTATTCTCAATTTTTAAATAATTAATAAATTGAAAAAATTTTTTATTAAATATTGCATTTAATAACATATATATGAAATTTACATCATCAATTGTTAAACGATTAACCATACCAAAATCAATTATACCTATTTTATATATTGGTTTATTATTTATTATTTCATTTATAAATAAAATATTTCCTTGATGTAAATCACAATGGAATATATTTTTATCAAAAATACTTTTATTAATATATTTTGTAAAAGGAGTAAAATATTTAATAAATTCTTCATTATTAAGTTCATATAAGTATTTTCCTTCAATCCAATCCATTAAAATTAAATTTTTAATTAAATTGGTATATACTTGATAAGTATTTGGTATAATAACATTTTTATTTTTTTTAAAATTTTCATAAAATAATTTGATATTTTCACATTCTTTTACAAAATCTAATTGATTTAAAATATTATGTTTATTATCAGCAAAAATTTTACAATTGTAATATCTATTTATAATAAATAATTTACTTATAATATTTTCAAAACTTATTAATAAATTTAATCCTGATTCTATTTTTTCTTTTATATTTTTTCTTAATAATTTTATTGCCACGTAATTTCCATTTAATTTTCCCTTAAATATTAAAGATATTGTTCCTGAATTTACTGGTTCAATATTATCAATTTCAAATTTATCTCCATTTTCATTGGCAATTTTATATATTAAAAGAATTTTTTCATAATCAATGTCTGATTCTACAAATGGAGTATTTGTGGTAAATTTATTAATTAATTCTATGATTTCATCAGTTATAAATCCTAATTGGTCTGAATTATTTTTAATCCAAACCCATTGAAATATTTTTATAAAAACAATGTTATAATTTGCTATATGATTAATAATTGAAATAGCCATTGAATTATAATTTTGATATCTAATTAAAAATGTTAAAATTTCAATTATAATATAAAAAAACAATTTTACAAATTTAAACATACTTATACAATACAATAATATTTTATATTTTTAGTGACTAATATTTTAAGTTAACTATTTTATCAACATAATACCTATTATATTTTTGATTAATATCGTTTTGAGATAAGTTTGGATATTTTAATTTCAATTGTTTAATATCGTCTAAATCTGGATCTGGAGAAACATCCAAAGCTCTATCATAATAATTCTTTAATATTGCTAATGATGTAAATTTGGAATTTGATTTTTTTGGATGTGATTTAGTTACAATTAAATCAATTTGTGTTATTTCTTGTTCGGTTAATTCAGGACCCATTGTAATTATAGCTAAATTGTGTGTTGGTGGGAGATAACAATCTATTATAGGTAATCTAAATAGATATTTTTCTGGATATACACCTCTAGATTTAATTTTAACATTCTTACCAGACCCAACCATATCTCCATAAATTCCTTGAAACCCATCTTGAGGTGGAGTCCATAAACCTTTATATCTATTTATGTAATAATAATCATATAAATTTATAGCATTAAAACATAATGGTCCAATATCATCAATATCTTCTCTCATACCATTGTATGGATTCCATTTGTATTTGAATTCAAAAATTAAATCATTTGGTATTTCTATATCAGAAATAGGATCTATTTTATATAATCGTTTTATTCTATATGTTTCGCTAGTAGTTTTATCATATCGTTCTGATACTTCATCAATATTTTTACCAGAATCTAATGTTTTATTAGATTCTTGATTTTGTTCATCTAAACAATTACTAAAATCTATTGTATCGAAAGAAAAGTTCATTTATATTTAATAATTATATAGATTTTTATTAAAAATTCAATTTTTTATAAAATAACATAATATAAAACCCCCAATTTAAATGAACTTTTATTGTATAATTTTACGACTTTGCACATTTAAAACACAGGTTTTTATAATAATTCATAAAAAAAATGATTTATAATTAGTATAATTTATATTATACTAAAATTAAAATTGATAATGGCAAAACTGTTTAATAATTGTGATAATATGCCAATTTTAGCATTAGAAGAAGGAATAAATTTTAATAATCCATTTATTTTAATAAGAATAATAAATAATTCGAATAAAATCGGCACAAAAGTTATGTATGCTAATATTGATATAAACGAAGTTAGGAAATATTATTATATATACAAAGATATAGTTAAAGAACCTTTATTAGTAGTAAATGATTACCTTGATAATATTATTCATAATATAGATATTCACAAAGCCATATGTGAATTTTATTGTGATAAAATTAATGTGGTTGAATTAAATTAAATAGGTATATATTAAAATATGCAAAGGTATAAAAACACAATTATTTAAAAAAATATATGAATTTTAAATCTTCAAGTGTGTAAATAACCAAAATATAACTGAATCTTTTATTTATTTCTAATATAAATACATAAATTATTATTGTAATTTGTTTTTATTAATTCTTTTTGAAATGAATTCAGTTGAATAAATTTAATATTTTGTGGTAATTTATTTATTAATTTATTAAATAATGATTGTGATAAATCAATGTGAAGTATTGAATCAGGTAAACTATCTATCAATAAATTGAAATTATTTCCAAATGTTATTTTTATAATTGAATGTGGTAAATTATAAATAGGCATATTAAATGAATATCCAAAAATTAATTCTTCAATTGAATCAGATAAGTAATCAATAGGTTTATTAAATGAATGTCCAAATACTATTTTTATTATTGACATAGGTAAATTTGATACATCTTGATTAAAATTATAACCAAAAATTAAATACTTTAATTTTGGAGGTAAACTATTAACTGGAAGATTAAAATTATATCCAAATTCAATTCTTATGACTGATATTGGTAATTTTGATACATCTTGATTAAACTCATAACCAAAAGTTAAATCTTCTAAATTTTTGGGTAGATAATTTACTTGGCGATTAAATTTATATCCAAATACAATTTTTATTATTGATATAGGTAATTTAGATACATCCCCATTAAATAATATCCAAATATTATACCTTTGCACATTTAAAATGCCATTTTTTGGTCTATATCTTTATTTCTATTTTTTGTAAGCATTTTTGAATGATACGATTTTGTTTTATCAGTTGAACACATAAGGGATGATATTGGTGAATTAAAATAAATATTGAATTCATTTTGAATAATTTTATTTTCTTCTTCAGTAAGTTCTATAAAATCAATAGTAATAGGATTTGGATTAACGTTATTATATTTAGAACAATAAATATCTTCTAAATAATTTAAATTTTTTTCATTTAGACAAATATTATGTTTAGTACGTAATAAATAATTAAAAGGAATTCTTCCTCTTGAAAAACTATATTTTGGATGCCCTTTTTCTTTACTTCTATAGTCTTTATTATTATTTTCTTTTTTATCAAGATTGATTTTTTTTTGTGCTGTTTTAAAGCCTGAACGAGTCATATATTTATTTATATATAATTTTTCTTTAAGTAGGATTTTACTTAAAATATTTGTTGTTAAAAGTAGTTATTTTGACATTCATGATGTGTTTTTATATTTTAGTGTCAAAGTCGGCATTTTAAATGTGCAAAGGTGTAAAATTTTTTGATTTTCAGACATTAAAATTTCTGAAAAATCCAATTTATAAATAATATTTTTTGATTAAATTAATTGTAATATGTCTATTAATTATCAATTTTTTGTGATTTAATGACTGAACAACAATTATATTATAAATAATTTAAAGATTATAAAAGTGCTATATGATAAACGTATACATATATATATATGTTTATTATGTAGGTATATGTATATATACATATATTGATAAAAAAAGTTGAATTAAAAAAATTGATTTTTAAAAATAATGGAACTAATTTAAAAATATAAATTATATAATTACAGTAAAAAAATGTCAACACAAATCGTATTCGAAACAATTAATCCTGAAGAACAAAAATCAAAGGTTCAATTAGAATCAAAGATTATGTATAATGTAGATGGTAAAGAAGTATATCCTGAAGAAGAATCTGGTTGGATTTATCAAGAATTTTCGGGTTTTGCCCCTAAAAAATTTATTGAAGATCCAGCCAAACGTGACTGGGTAAAATTCCAACTTGACCCTGAACAAAAATCTTGTATGAACTTAAAAACTGCATTACTTAAAAATGATGAAGGATTTGAAGCAAATAGAAAAATGATTTTTGGTAAATTTGATAGATTATATAAATTTCTTCCTTCAGTCAAACCACCTAAAGGTAAAGATGAAGAAGAATTATCTGAAGATGAAGGTGAAGATGAAGATAAACAAGAAAAACAACCAGATGCTTCTGATTCTAAACCAAAATTTGATAGTGTTAAAATGAAACTTAAAATGGATTGGTTTTATTATTATGATAATAAAAAATTAGATAGAACAAATACTGGTGCCATTAAAAAAGCAGTTGCTGAATTAATGAAAAATACCAAAACAGCAAATCTTGATAAAGATAAAAAGAAGGCTGCTATTAGTGCTTTACCAATTAAATTAACTTTTAAAGATGAAGAAGGTAAAAAAGAAACTGTTGATGTATTAATGAAAGATATTGAACAAAGAAAAGAAATTGATACCAAAGTATTTTACAGAAAACCAGAAAAATTAGAACAAAATGCCAAGAAACCATTTGATTGTTCCGAAGAAGAATTAGTTCAAATATATGGAGATCCTATGGATCCTCAAAATGTAAGAACTCCAGATGACTTGGATCAATTTTATAGAAATAAATGTTATGTTAGATTCTTATATCGTTCATCAAATCTTTGGGCTTCAAAAGATAAAATGGCTGGAGCTGATAAAAGAACTTGTGGTATTAAATATATTATTTATCAAATTGATATTATTCAATTACCATATGAACAAAACTATAGTTCATCACAAAAAACTATTTATTCTAAATATGCTTTCGGTAAAAAAAATATGTTAATTAATCAATCTGTTGATAGTGTTTTTACTTCTGTTGAACATACTACAAATGATAAACAAAATGTTCAAGAAGTATCATCTAGTACAACTTTAACTAAAAATGTAAAAGATGAAAAAAATAAATCAACTAAAAAAGAAATGAAAGTTGAATCTGAAGATGAGAAATCAGAAAAATCTGAAGAATCTGGTTCTGAATCTGGTTCTGAATCAGAAGAATCTGAAGAATCTGAATCTGAAGAGGAAGAAGTTCAAGTTAAACCTACCAAAAAAGGAGGTAAAAATACTAAAACTGTTGTTGAAACTCAAAGTAAAACAACTAAAACTACTAAAAAAACAAAATAATTAAATAATAATAATTGATGATTTGATATTTTAATATTTTTTTAACAAATAAATATAATTAAGAATATATTTATTTAATTTATATATTATTATGGAAAGAATTGTTTATAAAATTGAAAATGATTATGAGTCAAACAAACTAATAACTATTTTATCAAATTTAAAAATTACCGAAACAATACCAATACAAGATAATTCATCTAATGATAAATTAATAATAAACAAACTTTATGTAAGTGATAATGATATACCACAATCAAAATTATTTGTAGAAACTTCTAATTTAGAAGTTTTATCAATTAATGGTAATAAATTACATTTAAAATTACCAGATTCACATGTTATTTTTTTTAATCAAATTGATGACAAATGTACTGAATTATTAGGTGAATTAGTTAATGGTGATTTTGATTTAGTAGAATTCAATGATGATAATAATAAATTTGATTTGGGTGATATTGAATATAAGTCTTTAATTACAATGACAAGTCCAAACACAATTAAAATAAATATTTTTTCTGGAACTACAATTAAACAAGGAACTAAACAAATTGACAAAACAAAAATTAACACAGGTGATACTGTAAGACTTGTTATTGGTCTTGACTATATATCATTATTAGTTGATGTCAATAATTTTGTTGCTAGAACTAAATTCTATTGTTACTTTATTGATGTAAATAAAAAATATAATTATACATCTGAACCTAGAGAAAAAATTAATGATTGGATTTTTTCATCAAATAATAGTTCAAATGTATTTATAAAAACAAATACTACAATTGATGATAATTATAATGTTAACACAGAAATACATAATAATAATAATAATAATAAACAAATTCTAAATAAAAATTTATCTGAAAAAATAATTGAATCAATTAAAAGTAAAAGTGAATCAGAAAGTTCAGACACAATTAAAATGAGTGAGTGTGGATTATCAGAAATCCAAAGTAATCTTGATGAAGAAAATAATTTTGATGAAGAAAATAATCAAAACAATATAAACAATTCCATTATAATTGAGGATGATGATGAAGATTCATATAAAGAAAATATGGATTTTGAACCAAGTATTACAAGTCATAATATTAATGGTAATATTGATAATAATTTTGATATTGATAATAATTTTGATATTGATAATAATTCTGATATTGATAATAATTCTGATTCTGAAAATATTAAATTATTATCATCTTTATTAACTAATAATGAATTGAATAATCAAAATAAAATTAATGAAGAAAAAGATAATTCTGAAAAAATAACAAAAAGTCCAACTAATAAAAAATCAAAAACAATTCCAAAAACACCCAAAAAAACTAAAGAAACTAAAAAAACTAAAGAACCAAAAACACAAAAAATAACACAAGAAAAAAAACAAGTTAAACCAGTTACAAAAAAAAATGTTAAGAAAAACATTGAAATAAATACAATTAATATCAATGATATAAATAAAAATATTGTTGAAAATAACGAAAAAGCCAATGAAAACATTATTGAATTAGAAAATGATGTTAAACCTACATTAAAAAAAAAATCACAACCTAAACAAAAAACAGAAAAAATAAGTAAAATAGAAAAAAAAACAGAAAATAAATCAAAAAAAACAAATACTAATTTAGACAATAAAATTTAATCCATTATATTTTATCAAAAGATTTAATAATATTATTTTTATTAAATGTTGGATATTCTTTAATTAAAATTAATATTATAATTAGAACTACAAGGTAACAAAAATATAACATAAGATTATTGAGATGATTCATATTATTATTTATATAAATAATAATACATAAAAATTTATAATTCAACGAAAATATTTCTTGATACAATTGGGTAATTAATATTGGGTTTTTTTTTAGATTCCAAAATGTTTTCTATATTTGTTTTTTTTAAATCTAAATCCAAATCAGATATTTTTTTAGTATGTATGTCAGTATCAGAATTAGACAATTTTGATTTTAGTTCTTCAGAAGAAATAAGAGATGTAGATATATTGTCAATAATATTTTTTTTAAAAAATGAATTAACATATGAAATTTTACTATTAATAGTGTCAAAATTATTTTCAACATATTTAATAACATCAAAACTTAAAGCCCATTTAAAAAAATTTAACTGTCCTAATGTTGTGAGTATTAAATTATTATTTGGATTGGTATTTTTTTCTCCAAATAAATAAAAAAATTTATTTTTTCTTTTAAATGGATCAAAACATTTTTTTTTAAATGATTTTAATTGTGCTTTATAACTAATATTAATATTAAAATCTTGTTCTTTATTATAATTATTATTTATTTGAATAGAAGTTTTATATAAATAACAATATCTTGTTACGAACCAATCTAAAAATCTTAATGATATTTTATATTTACCATCAATAATATTTATAATTTTATTTATTTCTTCTTCAGAACATTTTTTAAAAAAAACATCAATTACTTCATATAACATTTTTTCTTTATTTTTTAAATTATTTATTTCAATAACATTATCTTGATTTGATGTATCAGAATCAGATGATTTGTTTGACTTTGTATATTTAATGATTTTACTATCTGAAATTTGTATTTGATTATTATAATTTTGATTAGAATTGTTTTCAGTAAAATTTTTTCTTCTTCTTCCCATAATAATTGCAGATTATATAAGATAAATAATTAATATTCATTTAAATAATTTATTTAGAAAAAGAAATCAATATAATTTTAATCGTGATTTGATTTATAAATTTCTTCTTCAATTGAATCTTTAATCATTATTCTTATTACATTAATAATTTTATGTTTATTACCTAATCTTATAACTCTTCCTATGGCTTGCTTTTCAGTATTAAGTCTATGTTGTTTATCACCATAAACAGGATCTAAAAATATAACTTCTTCAGCATTATTTAAATTAGAACCTGAAACAGTACTATCTGATGATAACATAATTATTTTAATAGAATCGGGTGAATCTGCTGATGAATTAAATAATCTTAAAACTCTATCTTTTTGATAAACATTTCCTTGACAATATAAATTAGGTATACCATTAGTTTCTAAAACTTTTCCAACTTCTTTTAATAAATAATCCCATTGAGAAAATATAATTCTATATTTATTTGGTGTCTTTTTAATATAATTTATAATCCAAGCTAATTTAGTTCCTAAATTATTTATTTCTGAAGATTTAGTTTCACTAATTAAAAATATTTTATCTAATTGAAGAGCTTTTTGACAATTTGGACATTTTGAACCTAACCCAGATGTTTTGGATTCCTTTATAATTGTACTGATACAACTGTAACAATAAATATGTCCACAAAATGTTATTCCTAAATCTTCTTCTTTAATTTTATCCAAACAAATTGGACATTCTTGTTGTGTAACATTTTCCATAGAATCCAATAATTCAACAAATTTTTTATAATATAAAACAGTTTTTTCTTTACCATCTCTAATTTTCTTTAAATCTACCAATCTTGATTTTGCTTCTATCAATTCAGTTTGAAGATTAGAATATGTAATCAAATGTGTTTTATTTTTTTCTTTTAATTCCTCTATTTCATTTTTAATTCTTTCAATACGATTAATACAATTTGTATAATGTTCATCTGCTTTATCAAAATCACTCATATACATTTTTTTAATTTGTGTTTGAATATCTGATAATGATTCAACTTTATTTGATAAATTTTCACGTAATTTTTCAGAAATCATTGGATGACAACAAATATGTCGTAAAAAAACATCTTCTGGTTTATTATTAGGGTCTGCCAAATAAGCATTATAAATCATACGTTCAGTATCAGTAAATTTTAGCCAAATAGTTTGTTCATTTACTTCAGGTAATTGTAATATTTTAATATTTGCATTATGTGTGTTTCTTGAAAAATGGTCTTTTATATATTGATAATTTATTTTATCATAAATGTTAACTTTATTAATCATATTTAAATCCCATGTCAAGTAATCTAATATTTCAGATAATGAAGTTTTATCTATTTCAGTATGATTATAAATATTATTTTCTTTAAATGGTGTACCAGATATTATCCATCTATAATCAGATTCTAAATATTTTAATCTGACAAATAAATTTGACGTTTCAATTTCATGAAATTCATCAATCACAACCCTATACCAATATATATTAAAAATATTTACATTTTTATTAAATATATCTGATAAAACTGCCATTGGATTTAAATATTCATGTTGGTCTAATTTACAATTTATGAAAAAATTAGCATTTACAATAATTACATCTGCTGTAGCTAAATCATAATAAGAATATTTATAATAATGATTTTTTGTTAATAAATTTATAATTTTTAATGGGTTAATTGTATGATTACCAAATTCTCTAGCCCATTGACCACATAAATGATTTGGTATAATTATTAAAGTTGCTTTTGAATATATTTTATTATTTTTAATTAAACTGTTATTTTCTAATTGATTTAAATTTATTAATGTAATCATTTGAAGAGTTTTTCCCATACCTACTTCATCAAATAATCCTCCTCCTTTAATAATACATTTTGATGAAATTTTACTGAATTCATCAGCATAATTACGTTTTTCAATTCTATACATCCAATTTAAATTATTTATTTGATAAGGATATAATTGTGTTTTAATATTTGGAAATTTAGTTATGGTAATATCAGATTTGGGTGAATTTGATAATATTTGTTTAATTAAACAATTTGAAATTTCTGTTTTAATTTTATTATAATATTCATATAATATTACTAAATCATTATTAAATATTTTTTCAGAAATAGTATTAATTATTAATTGATGTTCTTGTGAATATATTGAATTATTTAAATTATTAATTAAAACATTTGTATTATCTACCAAATCAACAGTATTGTATGTTTCCAATAAATCCAATAATTTTGAATTCATTAAATTTGAACTAACCTTTGTTTCCATTATTATTATGTGTATAATATTGGTATTTAATCTAATTTATTTTTTAATATCAATTTTTTTACATTAAAAATAATACTTAAAATTTAAATAATATTAAAGATATTATTTGAATTATGAACAATTTTAATTTGAAATATCATGATGTAAATTATGATGGTAACGAATATATTAATATTATTCCAAAAAAAAATAATGATAAACAAAAACAAAATAAATTATTTTCTGATAATTACCCAAATGATAATGATAATGATAATAACAATAATTGTGATATTGAGAATAATAAAAAAAATAAAACTCTAAATGAAATTCTGATAAAAAATCAAAAAATAGAAGAAGAAAATAAAAACATTATTATATCACATAATCAAAATGATATTTATGAAGATTATAAAGAATTAAAAAAAGAATTCAATAATTTTTTAGAAAATGTTTTATTGGGTACAACCAAAATTAAAAATATAATAAAAAAAATGGATAAACAAACACAAAAAAATGAAACAAATAAAATTAAACAACTTAATAAAAAAAATACAATAAATAAAGATAAAGGATTTGCTGAAGAAAAAAATGTTCCTAAATCAATACAAGTTTTTTTTAATTTAGAACCAGAAATAAAAATGCCAAGAACAAAAATTGGTGGTTTATTTCAAGATTATTTAAAAAATAATAATCTCAAAGGTAATATTGGTGAAAAAAATAAAATTGATAAAAGAATTTACCGTTTGGATGATAAATTATCAAAATTATTTAATGTATCAGAGGAACAGATAATTAAAATAAATTCTTGTTCTTCGTCAAAAATCAAATATCCAAATGGATATAATTTTCATAATTATCAAACTTGGATAAAAAAAATTTACAACGAAGAAAAAAATTGAATTTTAATTGTTTAGATTGATTGATATATTTAAATTTATTATTTAGGATATTATATATTTACTTAACAAACTTGTTAAAATGTCAATTTTCCAGATTCATCAATGTTTTGTTGCTCTAAATAAAGACAATCGTGTTGTTATTTGGGGAAATCGTGAGTTAGGTAATGTTACAAATTTTATTCCTCAAGCAGAATCATTGAGGGATGTAAAGTCCATCAGTTGTTCTACAAGTTGTATGGCTGCTCTTTGTTTGGATGGAACTGTTGTTGTTGTTGGCCATAATTCATTTAATCAGCTTGATGTGCCAGAAGGATTGGGAGATGTTATGTCTGTGATTTGTATGGAAAAATGTGTTGTTACTTTGAAAAATGATGGAATAGTTGTTGTTTGGGGATCAATTGAAGATAACTTTTATATTCCTGAAGGATTAAATGATGTCAAGTCTATTTATGGAATGCATGGCGGTGGCTATGTTGTAGCACTCAAATATGATGGAACTATTGTTTGTTGGGGAAATATAAACCAATTAGCAAAATATGGACTTGCAAATATTCCACATGAATTAAATGCAAATGATGTCAAAACTATTCGATGCACGCATGAACATATTCTTGTATTGAAGAATGATGGAACAGTTGTTGCTTGGGGTGATAATTCTTTTGGGAGATGCGATGTTCCATTAGGATTGACTGATGTTAAAAGTATTCATGCTGGTAATGGATACTGTTTTGCTGTTAGACATAACAAATCTATTGTTTATTGGGGACTTGGATTTGAAGATGCGAAAGTTACTATGGAAAGTTTGACAGAATACAAGTCAATTCATTCTGGATATTTTAGTGTTGTTGTCGTCAATAATGATGGAACAGCACTGAAAATTTGTGTTGTATTTAATCAACCAGAAAGTCTTGAAAATTTCAATGATATTTCACAAATACATTTTACAAAGAGTGTGTTTTGGGGAGTAAAATCAGATGGTTCAATTGTTTCTTCAAATCTTGGTTTATTAGGAAATAACCCCCATTATATTGATGTACCGGAAGATTTTAGAATGAATACATCATCAGAAGAAGATGATGATTGGAGAAATAATCTAGAAATAATTTTGAAATAATTTAAAATTATTTTTTGTATTTGAGTAGATTTGGTTTTTATTTATATAATTAAAATAACCCAAATGTATTTAAAAAATTAAAACTTGTTATAATATCTTCAATTTCATCAGAAGTTATATCATTAATATTATTTTTAATATATTTGATGATATTTTTTGTATTAAACTTACTTTTATTTATATACGAACAAATATTATATTTAAATTCATTACTCATGTTATAAATTTTATCAGTTGTATTTGAATTTATATCCATTGATATTATTTGGATAAATTCATCCCAATATTCCAACATAACATTTGAATAAAATAACATATTAGAATGATCAATAATTATATTAACATTATTATTTGATTCATTAACAATATGATTTAAATTAAAAATGTTGTTATTTTCAATAAAAAATTTTTTTTCTAAATTATCTGAATTAAAATAAATATTTCTAATTTTATTGATTAATAAAAGTGAATTATCATCTAAAGAATTAATCATATTATTTTTAATTATTTCTTCAATTGATTTAAATTTTAAAATAAGTTCATATATTTCATTTGTTTTTAAACCATGATTAAATACATTATAATCAGAACCAAATAAAATACATAAATCACATAATTCATTTGAATCTAATTTAAGTACATCATTAATTAATTTAGTTTCCAAATAATATACTGAATTATTATAAAATTTAATTGTTTTATTAATACCAGCTGGTATAGGATCAGTATCATCTGTTAAAAAAAAATCAATAATATTATATTTATTTAACAAAACAGCAAGATATTCACCTTCACCGTAAGAAAAAATATAAGGTATATTTAATAAATCAAATAATTCTAATAATGTATTAATATTTTCAAGATTAATTTTGGTTGAATTTTTTTCTAATTTTTTTTTAATTAATAATAATTCACCTTTATGTTTTAATTCATCATTATCTAAATAATCAATTTGTTCTTCTATTTTTTCTAATTTTAGTTTTGATATTATTTTTTTGTGATATCTAATTAAATTAGTATTTTCTTTTTCATGTAAAGTACCTCCATCAAAAATATATAAAGGAATAATTTTATTTGATAAAAACTTTAATATTTGATTAAAAAATCCTATTAACATATTATCATAAGAATGAGTATACTTATAACAAAATAAATTCCCATCTACACCAACTAATAATTTTTTTTTATCAATGTTCAAATCAATTATTAAATCATTTAAATATGGATATTTTTTATATAATTTATTATTGTCTAAAAAAGTAAATAATTTTTTAATTCCCATTTTGTTCTATTATAATAATATTATAAAAAAAAGTTCACTATACGTTATATTTGATTCAAAATCAATAGTACTTATATTTGTATTATTAAGATTTTTTTGATTTATGTTATTGGATGAAAATTTTGGAAATCCAAAATTCTTTTTAAAATAAACGTTACCTATTTTTTTATTTTGTGTTTTTAATTTTTCTATATTAAATTTATATTTTTTTCCATCTAAAAAATTTAATTCAAATTTATTATTTTTAATTCTATTTTTATTTATCAATACATATAATTCATCATCAAAAATATAATAGTTTTCATCAGAACACAAATTATTAATAATATTTATTTTAACTATTAGATTACCTTTGTGTAATATATTATTGATAATTATTTCATCTCCTTCACCTTCATATATTTGTTCAAAATCAACTGGATAAATAATTTCTTCAAAAATATTTTTAGTATGTCTAGGACATTTAATAATTTTTGGATTACAAAACCATACATCTTTTAAGTCAAAATCAATAGTAATTGTTATATCAGTTATTTTTTTAAAAAAAATATTAAAATCATTTAGTTCAAAAGGAATATTAAATAAATTATCTATTATATTTTTTTGTGTCATTAATTTGATTATTTTTTCAGTTTCAGTTGAATTTAAAAAATTTATAATACTATTTTTAAAATTATGAATATTATTTTTTGAATTCAAATTAAATATGTCTTCTATTTTATTTGTTCTCAAGTAAAAGTTTAATTTTTTATCATATTGGTTTTTTAAATCATCATTTGATAATATTTCATATGCATATTTTATTTTTAAAAATTTTTCACTTGAATTATTATTATTTTTATCTGGATGATATTTTAAAGCAAGTTTTTTCCAAGCATTTTTAATATCTTTTTTAGATGAATTAATATTAATTTCTAATAGTTCATATAAATTATTTTTTTCATCAAAATTTATAGATTCATTCATTATAGCAGAGTAAATGAATATTGTTTTATTATTTTATATATTTAATTATTTAATATAATATCAATATGTTTATTTCTATATAAAAAAATAGTAATTTTATTTAATAATATCTAATGAATTCAAATATTAAAAATTCATATAACATGAAAAAAATTAAAAAATTTAATAATATTGATCAAATGTACAGTCATGACGATATAAAAAATTTAATAATTAAAACACAAAAAATAGAAAAACCAAATATAAATATAAATTCATTAATAGACAATAAAAAAATAACAAATGATAAAGAATTAAATGAAAGTATTAAAAAAAGAGTAAATGAACCATATAAAGGTATAATTAAAAATTTTGATTATTCAAAAATCAGAGAAAAACATGAGGAAGATTTGATTGTTCATAAAGTTAATGAAGAAGATAAAAATATTAAGGTATTCGATTCAAATATGGATGTATTTCAAAATAAAATTGAAAAACAAAATAAAGACATTAAAGACGTATATTCAATGGATAAAAAAACAGAACATAAAAAAGAATTTGATTATCAATTGAAATATAAATATAGAACAAAAATAGATTCTGGAGATGACGATTTAAGAGTTGATAGAATAGAATTTTATAAAAAAGAACAAAGTAAAATTGAAGAAAATAAAAAGAAAATTGATGATATTTTATTAAATTTAATTGATTCTGGTATATTATCGGAAAATTTAGAGTCAATTGATTATGATAAAATAAATACAAATGATTTAGAAAATAAATTAAAAAATGTATTTGGCGAAGAAGAATTTAATAAAATATTGAAAGAATTAGAATAATAAATATTTATAATATTATTTTATATATATAATATAAATAATTGATGGAACATAACAAATCATATTTTAAAAAATATGAAAATAACCATAAAGATGGTAAAAGAATATACGATAATGATTTTGATTTTATAGTTGAAAAAACAAGTAATTCAAATTCTAATTATTATGAATCAAATAATAATACTTGCAATATGACTTTATTTCAAAATAAAGTTGAAGAATTATTTTTAAAATTAAAATTTTTAAATTCAAACAAAAAAATTTCAAGTATTGATATTTCTGATTGTATTGGTGATATTGGTAAAAATATAATTAATAATAAAATAATATCAATTGATAATACAAATGATAATACAAATGATAATATTGATTCAAGTAATATCATTAATTTAATTAACGAGATAATTATCAAATTAGATAAAAAAATTATTAGCAAAGGTCAAATTAATAGAAACAATAATTTAATTGATTTTGAATTTTAATTTAGTTTGTTTTTTTAATATTGAAATATTAAAAAAATTTTATTTAAGATTACACAATTATTTTCTAATAATTTATATATATAAACAAATTATTATGAATAATACTGTTGGAATTACCGAAATGGATTTAAATTTGATACCAATATATCTTAAAGAAACAAAACAATTAATGATTGATATGGATTTAAATTTAGATAAATTTGAAATATCTAAATCATTGACAATTTCTCTAAATAGAAAATTAATTGGAAATAAAACGGAATTAATTGATATTTATAATTTTATTATGGATGATTTTGATATTTCATCAAAAAAAATTAATTTAATTGAAGATAAAATTAAAAATTTTAATTTAGATCAAACATCATTAGGATATTTTGTTGATCCAGAAAAAATTTTATATATAGTGTTACTTAAGCAAATAATTTACATTAAAGAATTAATTGTCCAAGTTAATAATTTTATTATTTCAAATATTAATCTCGTATATATTTATTCATATGTAATTTCCAAATTATATAATGAACCAAACAATATATCATCAAATTATATTTTTATCATAAATAAAATGTTTTCAGATACATCTGTTATGTCAAAATATGATAATAGACTTGAAAATTTTCTTAATTTAGAAATTATAGAAAAAATATTTTCTATGATAAAAATTATTTTTAGTGCTGATTACGAATTTATCAAATTATTAAGTGATTTGGAAAATAAAAAAATGGAAGAATATAAAAAAAATAATTCAGTAGATTATTCTGAATCATATAAAGAACTTGAAAAAAATTCTAAAATTATTAAAGGAGGTAATAATAATATCAGTGAAATTGAAAATAATTTTATTAAAATGAGAGATTTTTTATTTGTTCAAAAAAGAAAAATAGATATACCAATACTATATAATATTGAAAATATTAATTTAATTTTTAAAGATCAAATAAGTATTGAATTATGGTTTGGTTATAATCTTTTTTTATATAAAAGATTTGAATATGATTTTAATGAATATCAAACAAAAATTAATGGAATTTTAAAATCAAAAGGTTATACACAAATTTATTTATTAGATTTAAATTATTTAAATGATATTAATACTCCAGATGCTGGTATATTACCTATTGTAGGAGGAGGTAATATTATTAATAAATCAATCGATTATTATAGTAAATATTTAAAGTATAAAAATAAATATTTGAAATTAAAAAAATTTGAAAAATAAATATAAATATTTAAAATTATTATGTATATCTAATATTAGTATGGACAGTAAAAAAAATACTTTATTAAAAAAGGGTTTTACCGAATTTTCAAATTCAAATTTAAATTCGGAAAAAAAATTATTTAATTCCAATAAAAGAATAAAAATGGCAGAGGATACAAATTCCGATTCCGAATCAGAATCTGATACTGATACCACTCTTGATATTAATCCAAAACCAAATCCAAATGATAAAATTCCAGTTAAAAATTCTTTTATAATTATTAGACCAATTACAGGTTACGGTTTTGGTAATAAACAAAATTTTTCAAATCAACAATCTAATGGTGGAAATGATGATGGGGATGATGAAGATGATGAAGATTATGTTGGAGAAGAAGATGATGAAGACGATGAAGATAATGAAGATAATGAAGATTATGAAGAAGAAGATGAAGATAATCAAGATAATCAACAAGATGAAAATAATCAAGATAATCAAGATGATAAAAATGATATTGTGGATTCGAATATGAAAACAGAAGATATTAATTATTTTAATTCATCAGATTCATCCGATAGTGAAAATGAATTAGATACATTAAATCCAAAAAAGTTTTCTTCAAATTTATTAAAAAAAATACAAAGACATAATTCTAAAGCAAAACCAGAAGAAATAGCAAAAAAATTTAATTCCAAAGTTATAACTATGAATAAAAAATATAAACAATACAGTAAAAATCCATCCAAATATAGAAACTTGCGTCAATTTCATAAAAATTTATCCGAATGTAAAAATCTTTACAATTTAATGATGGATGATATAGAATATTATAAAAATAAATTTAATTTTAATAAATTCATTACAAAATATAATAAAAAAAATAAAAATAACAACAATAACAACAATACCAATACTAAAACAAATGAACCAAATATTTTCGATATATTATTTGGAACCGCAAATAATGAAAGAAATTTATCAAATTCAGTTGGTTCTAAATTAGATAATGAATTTAAAGAATTATATGATAAAGACAATAAATCACATCAATCTGGACTAAAATATTTTAAAACATTAGATAAAAAATTAAAACTTGATTATATAGATAAATTAAAAAAAATAAATAACCAAATGGATTTGGAAGATAAAAGACCCAATTATATGAAGGTACTTGATATGGAAATGGTAGAATCCAATAAAAGTTTAATTCTTCAAAGAATTCAACAAATGGAAGGTAAACCATTTGGTGATTCCAAATTAAAAAATTGGATAAATAAAATCATGAGTATACCATTTGGTGTTTATATTAAACCACCTGTAAGCAAATCTGATTCTACAGATAAAATTAGAGAATATCTTGGAGGTGTTAGAAAATTATTGGATTCAGAAGTTTATGGACATCAAGCAACTAAAGACCAATTAGTTAAAATTATGGCACACACAATTACTAATCCTCAAGAAGGTGGTAATGTATTTGCTTTACAAGGTCCTCCAGGTATTGGTAAAACAGCCTTAATTCAAGATGGAATATCAAAAGCATTAGGAAGACCATTTGCCTTTATAAGTTTAGGTGGTGCAACAGATGCTAGTTTTTTAGAGGGTCATGACTTTACCTATGAAGGTTCACAACATGGTAGAATTGTGGAAATTTTACAACAAGCTAAATGTATGAATCCTGTAATTTATTTTGATGAATTGGATAAAGTTTCAGAAACAGCAAAAGGTGAAGAAATTATAAATATTTTGATGCATTTAACAGATTCAACACAAAATTCTCATTTTAATGATAAATATTTTGGTGGAATAAATTTTGACCTTTCCAAAGCAATAATTATATTTTCATTTAATGAAGAACATAAAATATCTAGAATTTTAAGAGATAGAATGAAAATTATTAGAGTAAAAGGATATAAGATGTTAGATAAAATTAATATTGCTAAAGATTATTTAATTCCTAAATTAATTAAACAAATTGGTTTGGATGATATTAAATTAAATATTTCTAATGAATTATTGGAATATATGATTGATACATATACAAATGAAGGAGGTGTAAGAAAATTAAAAGAATTGTTAAATGATGTATTTTTAGAAATAAATTTAAGAAAATTGGAAGGAAATAATGATTGGGTTGCTACCAATAATTATAGTAACCATAAAAATAAAAATAAAAAACGTCCAAGAGATACTAATATTCCTAATGAAATAACTTTAACTGAAGATATGATAGAAAAAGATTTTTTAAAGAAAAAACATAAAATTACACATTTGAAAATTAATCCAGAACCAATGATTGGAATAGTTAATGGATTATGGGCTAATGACTTGGGAGTAGGTGGATTAATTCCAATCGAGTGTTGTTGGATTCCATCAGCTGACAAACTAAGTCTTAATTTGACAGGGATGCAAGGTGATGTAATGAAAGAATCAATGAGTGTAGCAAGGTCTGTTGCTTGGAGAATATTGCCAGATTATATTAAATCAAGATTAAATGAAAGATGGAAAGATTCTGTTGATACTGGAATACATATTCATTGTCCAGATGGTGCTACCCCTAAAGATGGTCCAAGTGCTGGTGGTGCAATTACAACGTGTTTAATTTCACTTTTAACATGGGTAAAAGTTTCAAATCAAATAGCAATGACAGGTGAAATTAATTTAAAAGGTCACATTACTGCGATTGGTGGATTAGAAGAAAAAATTTTTGGGGCTAAAAAAGCAGGTGCCAAATTGGTTTTATGTCCAAAAGAAAATCAAAAAGACCTGGATGAAATTATTGATAAATTTCCTACATTATTTGATAGAAATTTTCAAGCAAAAACAATTGAAAATATTTGGGAAATATTGGGTGAAGTTTTTTTAGAACCTATTGATTGGGTAAGATTTGATTAAATAAACTTTAAATTAATGAAAAATATTTTTATATTTAGTTATGTTATATATCATTACTATAACATAATGTATACATTAAAAGAAATAATAAAAATAAATTCTGATATTAATATTCAATTTATTAAAATAATAAATTACATCAATAAAAAAAAAGAATACAATAAAATTATTAATATTTTTTTCAAAAATCCAAATATTACTAACTATATAAATATTGTAAATTACATGAATGATAATATATATAAATTAATTTATTTTACAAATATTTTTGAAACTATTAATTTGTATAAATTAAATTTTGTTATAAAAAACTTTATTACAAATAATAATGGAATACCAATTGATATTTGTTTTTTTGAAATTTATCCAAATGGAATATCCAATAATTTTTATAAAGGTAATATTTTAATTTATGAAAATTTACATAATTATCTAAATAATATTAAGTTAACAAATATAAATATAAATAATTTAATCCAAAACACATTAGACAATAAAATAAAAACATGGAAAATTATTCATTTGGATAATGGTACATCTATTTCAATTAAATATACCAATAGTACTACAGGAATATCTGTAAATTCAAATCAAAGTTTGAGATGTAATGCAGAGAGTTGTGCATAAAATTATTCATATTAAATTTCTCTTATAAACTATTTGTTTATATTGTTCAGAATTAACTATAGAATCAGCAAGATTTGCTAAATCAGCAACATTATTAATATTTTTATTTTTAATTGAAGAAAATAATAAATCTCCTAGTTTAATAGTTGTTTTAGCAAAATTTGTTTTAAGAACACTCCATCTATTTTCCAAAATAGGAGAATTAACCCATTGTAAATAATTATTAATCCAAACGTAATCACCTGTTTCATCATGTTCTTGAACTATAAGATAATCTTCAAATGATTGAAAAATTAAAATACTCAAATAATTAACTGCATACCAATCATCATATTTATTTACGGGTTGACTTGAAATTTTAAATTCCAAATTATTTTTTTGCCAAGAAAAATATAATGATTCTATAAAATTAGGACATTTTCCATAATTTTCCATAAATTTTTGATTAATATTTAACCAACCTCTATCAATAATTTTATAAGTTAAATCTTTTCTAATATTTTCAACACTTATATTAAATATATAATAAGTTAATAATAAACCACCACCTATAAAAAATCCTGTTATTACTGGAATTTTATTTGTAAATCTATCTAATACACTATCAATTGGTATTATTGATACATAGTATAATAATATCAAAATTATAATAAATGATATTAAAAAAATAATCATAAAATCCATATATATTTTTATGTTGTTTATATATTGTTTTTATGTAAAAATTATATTTTAAAAATTTTATTATACGAATTATGAATTTTCTATATTATTTATTTGTTCATCATATGGACCAATAGTTTCTAAAATCATTGGAACTGATTTATAGGGGATTATGAATTTAATCAGTTGATTTGTTTGAATTTGACCAAAACCTATTTGCTCATGCCTATCAATTCTTGAACCAACTGGATGAAATGAATCATTTAAATGTATTAATTTTATTTTATCTTGAATAGGTAATAATATCTGATGAATTCGTTTAATTTCTTTTGAATTATTTAAATCATATCCAGCTTGAAAAATATGACAAGTATCAATACAAACACCTAATTGGGAATAAAATGATTGGGATTTAAATCTTGTAATAAAATCAACAAAATCTTCTAAATTCCAACACATTTCCCCGCCTTGACCAGCAGGAGTTTCTAATAAAATATCTAGTGTTATTTTTTTTTGTTTAATTTTTTTAAATAATTCTATAATAAATTTAACCATATTATTATAGATGTGTATTGGGTCATAACGATTAGAAACATTTTTACCCATATGAACCACAATAGCTTTGGCATTAATTTTTTTAGCCAATTCTATTTCATTTAAAAATATTTCAATTCCTGTATTATACAAATCTATTTGAGAAGGAATTAAATCTGCTCCCATATTTATTTGATAACTGGCATGAACATAAATTTCTTTGTAATATTTTAGAATTGATTTGATTTGAGTTATATCATCAGATGATAATTTTAATTTTGAAAACATAACTTGAATACATTTGAATTTTTTTGATAGGGTTTTAATTAATTTAATATTATCAATGACATATTCTGGAATTTCTTCATTATTATCCAATGGTAATCCAACTCCATAACCTAATTTTAATTTAACCATAATTAATTTATATATACTATGGTTATATTAAATTAAATTATTGTAAAAATTTGAATATTATAATTAATATATTTAAAATATATACAAGTTAATTTAATATTGAAATGGTAAAAAAAAATAAAAAAATAGATAATAATGAAAATATAGATAATGATAACGATAATAATTGTGATACAAATCAAGATTTTGGGATTGAATTTTTAGTTGATAAATATATTCCAGGTAATGTTGCAGATATAATTGATCCATTAGATGATTATTATTATGATATGGTTGGTAAAACTAATAATGATTGGAAATCAAGTTTACCATCCAAATGTTTTTTTCATAAAGAAATATTAAATCAATTAAAAACAATTAGTAGTGATGATTGTTTACCACATATAATTTTTTATGGTAATAGAGGTTCTGGAAAAAAAACATTAATTAATTTATTTCTTGAACAAATTTTTGATAAATCAGTATATAATTTAGATGATTCTAAATACAATGTTATTAGTTCTGGAAATATTGAGAATGAAGTAATAGTTAAACAAAGTGATCATCATATTATTATAGAACCTGGAAATAATAATTTTGACAGATATTTAATTCAAGATATTGTTAAAGAATATGCTAGAAGATATCCATTATGTATTTTTGAATCAAGTAGAGAATTTAAAATGGTTCAAATTAATCATTTGGATAATTTATCATATTATGCTCAAACATCTTTACGAAGAACTATAGAAAAATATTCAAAAACTTGTAGATTTATAATGTGGTGTTATTCTCTTTCAAAAGTAATTGAACCATTAAGATCCAGATGTCTTTGTATTCATGTTCCTACTCAAACAGAAGAAGAATTAGTCAAATGGACATTTAATATAGCATCTTTAGAAAGAATAAATTTAAATTTTAATGTGTTAACAAATATTGTTGAAACATCAAATGGTAATTTGAAAGATATACTTTGGAAATTAGATATGTATAAATATTGCGGAAAAATATCAAATTGCTATCAAACTGCTTTAAATTCTTTAATCGATGAAATTTTCAATAAACATGATATATTAATTATAAGAGATTATATTTATAAAATGATGATTACTGGTATTACATCTGGAATAATTATAAAAGATATTTTGAACATAATTTTAATTAAAATTTCAAATTATCCTAAAGATAAAATTTTTAAAATAATTAATTATGCTTCTCTATATGAATATAGGTTATCAAAAGGGAGAAGAGATATTATACATATTGAAACATTTATTGAAAATGTCATTAATACTTTAAAATAATTTTTTTCCACCCAAAATTAAATTATTATATAGATTTAAATTATATTATATGCCAAAAAAATGTTGTGTTCCTGTTCTTGATGAACAAAAAAAAATCTTAAAAGTTCTTACTTGCTTATATGAAAATTATGTTGCTGGTAAAACTACTTCAACCTCTGCTTATTTTGCCAATCCTGATGGTGATCTTTATGATCTCATGAAAACTGAATTAGATGCTATGGTAGCTTTAATGAATAATTATCTTACTACAAACAGTACTATTTTACCTGCTGATTCCGTTGTTAATATTTGGACTGCTACTGCTGAAGGTAAAGTTGCTTATAATTCATCTGAAACTAATAATACATTTGCAAATGCTGTTGGTTTAGGACCTGCTAGTCCTCCTATTACTAATATTAAATTTAATAATATATATACAGTTATTAGTAATTTAAAAACTGTTCAAAAATTAAATCTTGATGATTGTGTCAATAGAACTTATCAAGTTGTTCCAGTTACTAATTATGGAACAGACTATTCAAATGTTACTCAAGCCTCTTTAGTTGAAAGAGTTGGATGTCCTGGTGTTTCTAACTTAGGTTTCATTAGCATTTATATTCAAACTCCTATTGCTGATGCTCCATTTAATACTTGTTTTACTGTTGGATGCCAATAAATTTTTTTAATATGTAATTTTTAATTAAAATATTTAAAAATATTTTAATTAGATAAAATTCTAAAAAAATTTAATTATTTAATAAATATTTCTATATAAATATTTAGGTCATATTATAATACATACAAGAAAATGTGTGGAATTTGGGGTTTGATATCATTAAAAAAAATTGGATATGATGAAGCTTTATTATATAGTAAATTTAATACAATAAAATCAAGAGGACCAGATAGGTCAACTTTTATTTCTAATCCAAATTATATTGTTGGGTTTCATAGATTGGCAATTATAGATCCTAGTATTCAAGGAGACCAACCATTTTCATTCTCATATTATTATACAAATTCATCTAATTCAAACAAATATTTAAGAACTATATATGTTTGTGTAAATGGAGAAATTTACAATTGGAAAGGATTAAGAGCAGAAACAGATATTCAAGAATCTTGTCAAAAAAATAATTATCATTATAAATCAAATTCAGATTGTGAAGTTTTACTTCCAATGTTTTTAAGATATATTGTAGCAGATTCATATTCTCAAGATGATTTATTATTTGAATCAGGATTAAAAGATATGATTTCAAGATTAGATGGAGAATTTGCTTTTGCAATTTATGATATTCGCCAAAATTTAACCACTTCCAATACCCATACTAATTTATGGTTAGGAAGAGATAGATTTGGTATTAGACCATTGTTTTTTTCACAATTAGATGATTATACAGTTGGATTTGGTTCTGAATTAAAATCACTTGTAGGGATTAATGGGTCTAATCGTGTTGAACAGATTGATCCTAGATCATGGTATTATTGGGGAGGAAGTTTAGATTTATCAAGTCAGTTAACCAAACACAATAAAATTTATTATTCTGTTGGTTCATTGCCTCTTGTTAGAAATCCAGATCCAACTGACGTCTATCGAATGTGTAGAACACTATTAACAAAATCTGTAATTGATAGATTAGAGGCAGATAGAGAAGTAGGATGTTTACTTTCAGGTGGATTAGATTCAAGTTTGGTTGCTGCTATTGCTTCTGCTGAACTAAAAAAACAAGGTAGAACATTAAGAACATTTTCTATTGGAATGGAAGGAAGTCCAGATGTTCATTATGCTAAAATTGTTGCCAATCATATCGGTTCATCCCATACTAATTTTGATGTTCCTCAAGAAGAATGGATTGGAGCAATTAGAGATGTAATTCGTATATCTGAAACATTTGATATTACCACAGTGAGAGCAACTACTGGTCAATATTTAATTTGTAAAAAAATAGCAGAAACAACAAATATTAAAGTGTTACTTATTGGAGATGGTTCTGATGAAGCAACTGGTGGTTATTTATATTTTCATAAAGCACCAAACCCAATGGCTTTACATTTTGAAACGCAACGTTTACTCCATTGGATTCATTACTATGATGTATTAAGAGCAGATAGAGGTGTAGCATCAAATGGCTTAGAAGCAAGAGTACCATTTTTGTCTCATGATTTTATTAACTTTTATTTTCAAGTTGACCCAATTTTAAGAGTACCAAGATCTCATACTCTCACATCAGGTCAAACTAATGTATATGAAAAATATTTATTAAGAAAATCTTTTGATGGTACAGGATTATTACCAGAATGTGTACTTTGGAGAAAAAAAGAAGCTTTTTCTGATGGGGTTAGTGCAGAATCAAAATCTTGGTATCAAATTGTTCAAGAAAAAGCTAATCTGGAAATCACTGATGAACAATTTAAATTCCTAACCAAATTATATTATCAAGATTATTCAGAATTAACTGGTGAAAAAATTGTTATTCCACATACAAAAGAAGCTTTATATTATCATTTAATATTTGATGAATTTTATCCTGGACAATACCATACAATTCCATATTATTGGATGCCACAATGGATTGTGGGAGCAACAGACCCTTCCGCAAGAACTTTATCAATTTATAAAGAAGTAGAAAATGGTAATGGAGAAATGAAAATAGATAATTCTAAAGCAAATTATGGTTCTGTTTCATTAAGAGTATAAAAATTTTTATAATATATTTATTGGTTCTTTAGTAAATTCTTCAAATAAAAAATTTATTTGATTTAGTTTATAGCCATAACTAAATAATTTATTCAATTTAGTTACAAATTCCTTATATTTGGATGTAAATTTATCTTTTTTCATAATGAAATAATTATTAGATGTTTCACAAAAATTATCATCCAAAATTATACAATAATTATCTTCCAAATGATGATTTGGATTAATGATAACTTTTACACCATTTGACAATAAATAATAGTTATCGTATTTTGATAGCGAATCATTATGTTCAAATTCACTTTTTATTGTTACTAATTCACATTTATCATCATTTTTATAAATATCTAAAAATATTTTTGTTAAATATTTTTTATCATCATCTCCATTCAAATTAAAATAATTTATTTGTTTAATAACAAATTTAGTCTTATTTTCAATACATTTATATATATCCATTTTTTTAATATTTATAATGTATTTACCATTAGATTAAAAGTTCAAATTTTTTTATAAATATATCAAAAAAATTGAAAATTTATTCGTCTAGAATTTTATAAATCTAATAATTATATATATACATATTCAGGATAATACAAAAAGAGAAAACAACACAAACAAGTACCTAAAGTACTTAACAATTAATAAATGTCTATATTTTTAACTGTATACCAACAATCTAGCAATAAAATTAATTTTTGGTTGGAACAAAAGAAGAATGATTTTAAATGCACACGATTCATTGATGAAGTAATGGGATTGAGTCCTTGTATTCCCAGTTTAGATAATCCAATTATGATGACTGATTCATACAAGTTAACCCAATACAATATGTTTAACGATGTAGAACCGGATGAAGATGGTAATATGCAACGTCTAACATCAATGTATGCATCTATTGAACCACGTAAAGGAGCTCGTGAACCATATGTGATTGTGGCAGGAACTTCAGATATTGTAAGTAAATTGTCTAGTATTAGAGTTACAATGCAACATATATATGAAGCAATTCATTTTTGTGCTGGACATTTTAGTACTCCTCAATATGATGGAAGATATCATTTTAATCCATTTCCTTGGTTAAAGGTAGTTTTAGAGTATAATGGATATATTCCCTTAAAACTTTCAGCCCTTTTGGAAGGAATGATAGTTCCAATTGAAACTCCCATTTGTACAATCGAAAGTACTGATGAAGATTGTGCTCAATTGGTTTCTCATTTTGAGGGACTAATTCAGAAAGCTTATTGGTATCCAACAACTGTAGCTACTAATGCACTAGGTTTTAGTAGTCAAATCAAAAGAGCCCTAATGATTACAACTACTCCTGAAATTATGAATGGATGGTTACCATTTTCTCTTCAGGATTTTGGATATAGAGGATGTACTTCAGAAGATGCTGCTATTATTGGTGGAAGTGCTGCTCTTTATGTTACTATGGGTAGTGATACTGTACCAGCTGTTGTAAATACTATGCATAGTATTGGAGAAAGTATGATGACTGGTTATTCGGTTGCTGCTTGTGAGCATAATCAAGCCTTTTCTCGTGGTCCAAGTGGGGAATTTAAGTTTATTAAAAATCTTTTAAAATTATATCCAACTGGTATTCTTTCAGTAGTAGCTGATACTTTTGATATGCGTAAAAATATTGAAACTATTACAACTGGAGAATTGCGTGATTTAATTATGGCACGTGATGGAACATATGTTATTCGTCCAGATTCTCAATTTGTTAAAGAGGATGGAAGTGAAATGTCTCCAGCTGAGACTGTTTCAGAAATCTTTAAAATATTAGAACGCAATTTAGCTAGTTTTATTAGTGTTAATGAAAAGGGTTTTAAATTACTTCCCAAGCAATATAAAATTATTTATGGGGATGGACTTTCAATTTCAAAGATTAAAGCTATTCTTGATATGATGATTGAGGATGGTTGGTGTGCAACGAATATTGTTTTTGGTGTTGGTGGTAATCTTCTTCAAAATATTAATCGTGACACATTTAGGTTTGCAATGAAGTCATCCCAACAAGAGTTTGATATTACTAATGTAGATGGAAGAGTTTGGAAAGAAGTCCGTAATGTTGGAAAAGAAACTCCCAATAAGCAATCCAAAAAAGGACGATTTCATGTTTCAATGTTTAATGGAAAGATTGAATGTAATGATATTGAGGATCCAAAAGTGATTGGTATTCCTAATATGTTGGAACCATATTACATAAATGGGAATGTATTACATAGTAATAGTGGAATCGTTAAAATCAGAGAGAGAGTATGTGCGGGACGTGAAATGTACGGGCTTTAATTTTAAAAATAACATAATATTTTTAGGTATATTATAAAACACTGGAATATTTTAAACATATTTACTTTTTTATGTTTAAAATGCAAATATTATATATATGTATTTTTTTATTATCAAATGAATTCAGAATTTATAAAATTATGTTTAATTGAAATTAATG